GCGTATTTGTTCGATTTTTCATTATACATCCTATCAGAATAGAAAAGCATCCGTTCATCGTGCTTGCGTGCTTTACTTAATGTCTGTGCATTTTTCTTTTCTTCTAAAATGTTCTGAATTTCAATAAGTGTTTTCATTTTTGCAAATATTTTATTTTTACAAATATAAGATATTTTATTTTAACTACAAAATACACAATGTCGCCTGTTATCTCTATGAAATAGGAATATTCATAATCAAACAAGTTATTATAGTTACTTACCTCTGTCATAAATTATACATTTTTCTGAAAAGGAACATCAAGCCCGCCAAGCTATCAGGTGCATCAACTTTATTTTTGCTCGTGCCGTCTCTTAAATATTTGTAAATATCTTGCATAAAAAAGTAATATTCAGAGCTATACTTGTAGTCATTCCGAAATATTACGTACTGCCGAATAAACGAAGCCTGTGCAACTATTCTACTATGCTTATTTGTCGTTTCGTGAGTTCCGTAAACAGGCGTTCTAACTTGTTTCTGTAAGGACTTATACCCCATTGTGCCGTATTGATTTGTTTCATACCCCACTTTATCAAGCCTCTCGTTGTTAATTAACTCCACTGCATAAGGCTCATTAATATCAATATCATTTTTGTTATAAATTACTTTGTCGATATATATTTTAAAATCTTTACCGTCGGAGAATATTAAGCCCACAGGAAAACTGAAGTTATCAGTGCCTTTGCCCGAAGTATCTATCCAGCCGATTTTTGATATTGGATTTTGAGTTAATTTACCGCTAAAATATCTTAATTTTTCTTTTGGAAATAATGCACCCTTTGAGATTGTCGGATTTTGCATATATTGAGTTTCAAAAACCTCCTCTGTTTTTGGGTTATTTTTCAGTCTCTTAATGCTTTCGTTATCATCTTTATATGCCCACAACGGAATGCCATCGTTGATAATAGGCATTACGAGGTTTTTTATCTTTTCGCTATCTTTATAATGCTCTAATAGTGTGCTTGTCGCATCCTCAACACCCGCCCGCTGTTGCATATTCACGAGCGGTGTGTCTTGGCTGTTTTTACGTGATAAAATAGTGTTTAATATACGTTCGTTTGCTTTTCTATTATTAGCACTATCAGTTATAGCGTCCCCGATTTTATTAATATCATCAAGCACAATTCCGCCTTCAAATTCTCGAATAAAATTAATTAATTCGCTGTTTGGTGTCATTTGTCCGGCGCCGAAGCCTGTTATTTGTCCAAAGATAGTAGCTGTTTTCAGACCGCCACCCGCCTTTGTTTTCCAAAGGTTTTTGCCCTGCTGGCTTTTTGAAATTTGAATACCATAAATCTGATAAAATAATGGGTGAGTTACAATATCTCTTATTCTTATCGACACCTCGCTTCGCAATTCGTCTGACGCTGTAATATACAGCCAGTTTGAACGTGGATTTTTCGATAAACCCCATGCTATGAAATTTACCCCTGCTAATTCTGTTTTAGAATATCTCGGGGGTATATTTATATTTAAAAATTCATATTTATAATTTGCAACATTTTCTAATTCGTTGCAAATTGTTTCGTGATGATGATTAATAATAAATTTCGTCCCGCGAAGTATTTTAAACCAAAAACGTGTAAAAAACAATAATGATTTATCACTTTTTACACGAATTGCTAATAATTCTTTTTTTGTAAATTTAAAATTCGTCATCCAGTTTTTTTGATATTTGCCTATATTCCGATGCTGTTATATTTAAACATTCTCCTTTTGAAGTTATATCAGTTTCCGTTTTATCTTTATAATTATGATTATTCTTTAAATCAAAAATTGTTACAGCAGAATTGCTATCGCCTAAAAGCCCTCGTTCCAGCTTGTTACGCTGTATTTTCATTTTCGCTTTTTTTACAGTGCCGAAATAATCTTCGTAACCTTTCTTTTTTTCATAATTCAATAAAGTATCCCTATCACATTCTAACACTTCGCATAAACCCTCGATAGTGTAAGGGATTGGCTTCTTAATTTCTTTCAATTCTTGCGATGATTTTATGTAAACCTCAGCGGTATTATTATCGCAGTGATTGAAATATTTCTCAATCGCATTTTTCAAACTCTTAACGGTAGGAAACATTTTAGTCCCTTTATGTCCGATTGCAAATTTATTTCCTTTTGGTGCTGGCATGACTTTTATGTTTTATAACATGTTTTTAAATTTAATGTCAAAAAAAGGGACGAGACTATCACCCCTTTAAAACTATGTATATATTTATTAACCGTTACAAATATAGTAAATTGTTTTTGATTTTCAAAATTTCTTATCAATTTACATCTTTGGGACTTTGTGTTTTTTCATTTTATCGTTGCCTGTTATTGTCAATGTTCCGTTCCTGTGAGCTTCTGCAACTGCCATCCCTTCTTCTAACAATGCAGCATTACTTATCTCATGTTTATTGCATTCTACAACATTTTCGACAGCCATATTATTCCCATGATAGGTGCATATTGTCTCCTGCCTTGCTGGCGATGTCGCTTCGTTTGGCTTTATCCTTAAAACCAACGCATACTTACATGTATTGCAAATGTTTCCCATTATTTTATTTTTAATTTATTTAACTTTTTTTGTAGCTCCGCAATTTTTGCATCCTTTGTGCTTATTGTCAAGTCTTATTATTAGCGTTGGTTTCCCGCAAGCAGGGCGAATATTTTTTTTGAGGTAAACATGTTTTTAAATTTATTCTTTTTTAAGAATATTATTCTACATTTATTTTTATTCAGTAAGTTTTTAATTATTTTTTCTTTATGTATGTCAAATTCATATATATTGAAAATTCTAACTGATTTATCTATGTATCTAATTTTCACCCTGTCATACCCTTTTTCAAATAATTGTTCGGGGGTTAATTTTAATAATTCTCTTATTTTCATTGTTTTATTCTTTTGTGAGGTGCATAATGCGTGCTGTTATGCTTAACAAGGATAACCGACATGTAGATTTTCTTGTTTATCTGTATAAAATGAACCGCAAACGGAATGAGAAGAACTTTCGCAAGTAACATCTTCCCAACTTTTCTTATGTTTTATTTTGATATATTTTAAATAATTAATTAGTATTTGATTATTTGCTAAGTGATAAAAATAAAGCATAACATTTGCTTTGTATTTATAATTTTTTTTTAAAAATTTCCAAATCAAAGCAGTTACCGTTACAAACAATTAATATCAACGGCTAAGCCTGCATCTATTAAGCCGTAAATATCAAAATGCCATTCTAATAACAACTTGACAATCCAATGTGGAATAATTATCCTTTTAAAACCAAACGGTAATATTAATTTTTCAATAGACATATTTCTTGAAATGAATAAATCTTTATCAGCCCATAAATATGACAACTTGTTAAATTCTGAATTATTACACCTTTGGGCCAACGCTGTTTCCCAAAAAATAACTTCGGCTGGAATGAAATCATCTCCGTTTATTTTAATTTCTTTTGATAAATCAGACAATGGGCGTAAAATTGGTTTTACCAAAACAATCGCACAGTCTTCTTCTTGAAAATTATCTTCTTTTTTAAAAATAGCAACATTTCCTGCTTTTTTGTTTTTAACCCCCACCAAATTGCTTGTAATCATTGAATTAAATTCGTCAAGGTATATAGCTCTTAAGTCGTAGGGCAAATAAGCCACTAAATGTTTTAATTCTAATTTCATTTTTAAGTATATTTAATTTGTTAATTACTAATTGATTATAAAATGTTCGCTTTGCGAATAAAGGGAACAAAAAAAAGTTTACAACATATTGCTTAATGCAATTTTAATTTTTCAAAAAAGAAAAAAATTAACTCCGCCAACTCTTATCGCTATGTGCAACGAAATACGCCGGCGTATATAACTAATAAATTAAGCTAAATTTTTACCCTCAACATTTCTTTTAATGCGATTTTCGGTGCGGGCTTTTTGCCAATGTAAGCCTTCTTCTATTTTCGTAATAGTTAGAGCATTTTCACGACAACGAAACTCGCTATTTAGACTTTCGTAAACTTCTTTTACAAATTCCAAAACATCGGTAATTTGAACGCCGTTTATTCCATTTTCCGAAATAACGCCATCTTGCACTTTAATAGTTAATTTATTCCCTTCAACTGAAATAAAATCTCCAACCTTTTTGTCTTTTGTAAAAGTTCCTGTTTTTTCAATTTGCCTGCCATCACTAATCGTAGGTAATGGTGCTGATTTTAACAAATTATCAGCAACTTTTTTTAAGGCATTTTGTAAATGTTTCATAAAATTAAATATTTAAAAATTAATAATTGTAAAATGAAATGAACAAATAGCACATAACATTTTATTGGATTTCATTTGCTTTTTTACGTTGTGCAAATAGCAACT